CTCAGCCCAGACAGGCCGAGTTCATGCGCCGCCCGGAGCCGGAAGCGCTGTACGGCGGTGCGGCAGGCGGCGGAAAAAGCGATGCGCTCATCATTGAAGCGCTGCGGCAGGTGCATATCCCGTGGTACAAGGCGCTGATCCTGCGCAAGACGTTCCCGCAGCTGCGGGAGCTGATCGACAAGACGCTGCACTACTACCCCCGTGCGTATCCAAAGGCGCGGTACAACGGGAGCAACCACACATGGCGGTTTCTCTCCGGGGCGCAGATCGTGTTTGGTAGTCTTAACAGGCCGCAGGACAAGATACAGTATCAGGGGCAGGCCTATGACTTTATCGCGTTTGACGAGTTAACGCATTTTACACAGGAGGAGTACGACTACTTAAAATCCCGTAACCGGCCCAACGGACCGGGGACGCGGGTGTATATCCGCTCCACAGCCAACCCCGGCAACATCGGACACGGCTGGGTCAAGGAGCGCTTTATCACAGCCGCCCCGGCGATGCAGCCCATCACGGAGGAGGCGGTGTGGTATACGCCGGACGGTAAAAAGCACACGGGACAGCAGCAGCGGATATTTGTGCCGTCCTCCGTGTTTGACAACAAGATCTTGATGGCCAACGACCCGCTGTATGTGCAAAGACTGGCCAGCATGCCGGAGGCGGAGCGCAATGCCCTGCTGTACGGTAACTGGGACAGCTTTGAGGGGCAGGTGTTTACGGAGTGGCGCAACGACCGGAAGCACTATCTGGACAGGCAGCAGACCCACGTCATCGCACCGTTCCGCATCCCGGAGGACTGGGTGATCTGGTGTGGACTGGACTGGGGATATTCCCGTCCTTTTTCCGTGGGGTGGTACGCGGTGGACGGAAACCGGCGGATGTACCATATCCGTGAGTTTTACGGCTGCAACGGGACGCCAAACCGTGGCGTGATGTGGGAGCCGACCAAGGTGGCGCAGGAGATACGGCGCATCGAGGCGGACGACCCAAACCTGCGGGGGCGGGACATACACCGCGTGGGCGACCCGGCAATATGGCAGAGCGACGGCACGGAAAGCGTGGGTGCGCTGATGGAACGGCAGCGGGTGTACTTCGAGAAGGGCGACCACGCGCGAATCAGCGGGAAGATGCAGGTGCATCATCGGCTGGCCTTTGACGGAGACGGTGTGCCGATGCTGTATGTGTTCAACACCTGCAAGCACTTCATCCGGACAGTTCCGAACCTGGTATACGACCAGACAGACGTGGAGGACATCGACACGGACGGCGAGGATCATATCTACGACCAGCTGCGGTACGTCTGCATGAAAAACCCTATCGGGCCAAGGGACACGGAACACATCGTGGAGCGGCCCTATTCGCCGCTGGACACGGAGGACGAGTACAGGCCCAGCCGGTACGCATTTTATCAGACCTATTAAGGGGGAAAAGGATATGGAGAGATACGGCATCCCCGGCATTGTGCCGGAGGACGGTATGCCGCCGGAGATGGCGGCGATGCTGCTGGAGCGGACGGACGCCACGCCCACCATCACGGAAAAGGACGTGGAGCGCGGGATCGACCTGCTGACGAGGTACAAAAACGGCAAGGGCAATCTGGAAAGCCGTGTGGTCAACGACGAGCTGTGGTGGGAGCTGCGGCACTGGGAAGGCATCGGGCAGAGCAAAGCCAAGCTGGTGGACAAAAGCGGAAAGGAAGTCCTCTCCTCCCCTCCCCAGCCAAAGCCTACGTCGGCGTGGCTGTTTAACACCATCCAGAACAAGCACGCGGACGCGATGGACAATTACCCGGAACCTGTGGTGCTGCCACGGGAAAAGAGCGACGAGCAGAGCGCCAAGACGTTGAGCCAGATATTGCCGGTGGTGCAGGAGTACAACCATTTTGAGCAGGTGTATTCCGACAACTGGTGGGAAAAGCTCAAGCACGGCACGGCGGTGTACGGTGTGTTCTGGGACAGCCGGAAGGACAACGGGCTGGGCGACATCGAGATCCGGAACATTGACCTGCTGAACCTGTTCTGGGAGCCGGGGATCACGGACATCCAGAAGAGCCGGAATCTGTTTATCGTGGATCTGGTGGACAACGACCTGCTGGACAGCGAGTACCCCCAGCTTAAGGGCAAACAGAAGGGCAAGGTCGTGGACGTGAAGGAGTACATCTACGACGACACCGTGGACACCAGCGAAAAGAGCGTGGTGGTGGACTGGTATTACAAGGTCAAGACGCCCAGCGGCAGGACGGCGCTGCACTATATCAAGTTTGTAGGGTCTACCCTGCTGTATGCCAGCGAGAACGATCCGGAATACCGGGAGCGAGGCTTTTACGACCACGGGATGTACCCTGTTGTGCTGGACGTGATGTACCCGGAAAAGGGTACGCCTATCGGCTTTGGGTATGTGGCGATTTGCAAAGACCCCCAGCTTTATATTGATAAACTCAGCGCCAACATTCTGGAAAACGCGATGATGGCGACCAAAAAGCGCTTTTTTGTGTCGGAAAGTACGGCCATCAACGAGCAGGAGTTTATCGACTGGAATCGCCCACTGGTACACGTCAACGGCGAGATCGGCGACCAGCGGATCAAGGAGATCGTCACCCAGCCGCTCAGTGATATCTACGTCACGGTGGCGCAGATGAAGATCGAGGAAATGAAGGACACGGCGGCAAACCGCGATGTGAACTCCGGCGGCACCTCCAACGTGACGGCGGCAGCGGCTATTGCCGCCTTGCAGGAGGCCGGAAACAAGGCAAGCCGGGATATGATCGCCGCCAGCTACCGCGCCTACACCCAGATCAACACGCTGTGCGTGGAGCTGATGCGGCAGTTTTACGACGTAAGCCGCAGCTTCCGCATTGCCGGCGAGGGCAACGAGTATCAGTTCGTAGATTTTGACAACGCGGGCTTGCAGGATCAGGTGACGGGGCTGGACACAATGGGCAACGAGATGTTCCGTAAGCCGGTGTTTGACCTCAAAATCAAGGCGCAGAAAAAGAATCCCTTCTCCCGCATGGAGCAGAACGAGCGGGCTAAGGAACTGTACTCCCTGGGCTTTTTTAACCCGGATAACGCGCAGGCCAGTCTGACGGCGCTGGAGATGATGGACTTTGAGGGCATCCAGACCGTGCGGGAAAAGGTGATGCAGGGGCAGACCCTATTGAATATGCTGATGCAGATGCAGGCGCAGATCGCCATGCTGACGGGCGCTATCCTGCCGCAGGAGGGCGCTGGCGATGCACCGGCGCAGACTGGCGGCGGCGCACCTGCGGAGGCCACCAGCCAGCTTGCAAGCGGTATTATGGAGGCGCAGACGCCTATGACCGGCTACGGGCAGGCATTAGCAAAGCGGAGTACGCCCAGCCTATGACGGAGGTAACACTGCATCGCGGGGACAGCTGCGCTGTAAGGTGCAAGGGACACGCCACAGGATACCCTGATGTGTGTGCGGCGGTAAGCTGTCTTTTGTACACGGCGGCGGGATGGCTGCACAACACGCAGGAGGCGGAGCTGGAGACGGAACGGCTGGACAGCGGGAATGCGGACCTGCGCTGGCACGGCGGCGAGTGGCTGTATGATCTGCTGGAAATCGGCTTTTTGCAGCTGGAAATGGCAAAGCCGGAGGCGATCTCCGTAAAAATCGAAAAAAAATAAAATATTTTTCGTTTTAGGGGTGCGGGAGACCGCGCCCCCTTTCTATGATATAGATACTTCCTCCCTGCCTGCGCGGTGTGACGGCGGTGAAGAGCCGCCGCCCGCCGCAAGGGTGGATAGGGAGCGCTGCACGGGAGCGATATGCCCGCGAATCAAAGGAGGAACAGATATGTACCTTTACAGAATTTCCCTCGGCCTCTTTGATGGCGAGGGCGGCGATGGGGCGACAGCTGCCACCGCACAGGGCGAGACACAGGCAAGCTCCGGTACCACCCGCCAGAGCAAATCGGGCGCACTGGCCAACGTCAAGTACGGCAAACAGGCGGAGAGCCAGACGGAAGTACAGTCCGACGCCGGGACTGAGGATAAGGTGAAGGACGTGGAGACCACGTCCGACGCGCTGGAGGCCAAGAAAAAGGCTTTCCGGGAGCTGATCAATGGGGAGTACAAGGATCTGTACACCCAGGAGACACAGCGGATGATCGACCGGCGCTTCAAGGAGGCGCGGGAAACGGAGAAGCGGATGCAGTCCTACCAGCCGGTGCTGGATACGCTGATGGAGCGTTACGGCATCGCGGACGGGGACGCAAAGCGTCTGCTGGAGGCCGTGGACAACGACCACGCCTACTGGAGCGAAGCCGCCGAGGAGGCGGGCATGAGCGAGGAGCAGTACAAGGAGTTTCGCCGTCTGCGGCGGGAGAACGCCGAGCTGCTTCGCGGCCAGCAGATGCATCAGCAGGAGGCGCAGATCCGGGCGCAGAGCGAGAAGTGGTACATGGAGGCGGAGGCCATGAGGGGCAATCCCATGTACCAGAACTTTGACCTTGTGCAGGAGCTGCAAAACGACGAGTTTGTGAACCTGCTGAAAGCCGGTACACCGATGGAGCACGCCTACAAGGTGCTGCACTTTGACGAGCTGATGGGCAACGCGGTACAGGCCGCTGCCGCCAGCACGGAGAAGAAGGTGGCCGATAACGTCCGGGCCAAGGGAAATCGTCCCAGTGAGAACGGCACCAGCTCCAACAGCGCGTTTGTTACAAAGACGGATCCCTCGAAGCTGACGAGAGCGGACTTTGAGGAGATCGAGCGGAGAGTAGCAAGAGGCGAACGCATTTCCTTCTGACCTACGGCTCCGCTGCGATATGCGGAAAGGAGCTATTACATGAACAAAATTTACAACGACCTGTACCTGATGCCGGTGGTGCTGAACCTGTTTGACGCATACACCAATACCACGCTGGATCCAGGTCTGAGCGACGAGATGAAGGTGTATTACTCTATGCGCCTCATCAACCTTGCCGAGCCGGAGCTGATCCATGACCAGTTTGGTCAGAAGCACCCCATCCCCAAGAACAGCGGTAAAACCATCGAGTTCAGAAAGTACGACAGCCTGCACAAGGCTCTGGTGCCTCTGACCGAAGGTGTGACACCCGCTGGGCAGAAGATGAGCATGGGCGTGATCCGCGCCACCATCAAGCAGTACGGCGGTTACATCGAGATGTCTGACATCCTGGATCTGACGGCCATCGACAACAACCTGGTGCAGGCCACCCGTCTGCTGTCATCTCAGGCAGGCCGTACCGCCGACACCATCACCCGCGAGGTGCTGGCTGGCGGCACCAACGTGGTGTACGCCGGTGGCGCAAAGGACCGCTCTGAGCTGGTAGGCGGCGACAGTACCGCCGAGAACAACAAGTACCTGACGGTGGACGACATCCGCAAGGCTGTACGCGCCCTGAAGGTCATGAACGCCCAGAAGATCAACGGCTACTTTGCCGGTATCATCCATCCCGACACCGCCTATGACCTGATGAACGACAAGAAGTGGGTGGACGTAAAGACCTACTCCGACCCCGACGGCATCTATGAGGGCGAGATCGGCAAGATCGAGGGTGTGCGCTTTGTGGAGACCACAGAGGCAAAGATCTTCCATGCCGCCCCCCTGAAGATCGAGGACGGCGGCGAGGCAAGCGCCCGCAACCTGACAGTGAAAAGCGCGGCCAGCAAGGTCATTACCATCAACGAAAAGCTTTCCGCCAATCAGGCCAAGGCGCTGACCGGCAGAGACATTTTGGTGGGCGGCGAGCTGCTGGAGGTGGCGTCCGCTGCTGCCGGTGCTGCCGGTGCGGCCACCATCACCGTGAAGACCGCGCCTGCCACCACGCCTGCCGCCAGCACCGTGATCTATCCCGGCGAGGGTGGCGCAAATGGCCGCGATGTGTACTCTACCCTGATCCTCGGCGCAGACGCCTACGGCGTGACGGAGCTGGAGGGCGGCGGCTTGCAGCACATCGTCAAGCAGCTGGGGTCCTCCGGTACGGCTGACCCGCTGAACCAGCGTGCCACCGCAGGCTGGAAGCTGACCAAGGTGGCGGAGCGTCTGGTGGAGCAGTACATGGTGCGCATCGAATCCGCCTCTACCTTTGAGAGCGGCGCGATGAACTGACGGTAACGCGGAGGGGGTCATCACCCTCCGCATACCAAAAATGCAAGGAGGAATGAGCATGGCTGACAACAAGAAGCAGAGAACTCCGGAGGAGATGGAAAAGGCGCTGGCAGCAGCCAATGAGGCGCTGGCGCAGGCCAAGAAGGAGGCTGAGGATGCCAAGGAGACCGCGAAAGCCGCCGAAGCCGTTATGCGCGGTATGGCGGCAGGGGAAGCCTCCGACGACGGCATGGTGCCGTTCTGGGCGTTCAAGGATGACGACCGGTACAAGGACGACATCGTGGTGGGCTGGAACGGCAAGGTGTACCGCATCCAGCGCGGCAAGCACGTCCGCATTCCCCGCGAGGTGTACAACATCATCCGCCGCTCGATGGCGCAGGACGCAGCGACGGCGGAGATGCTGGAGCAGAAGAGCCGGGAATATGAGGCGGTCAAGGCGCAGCTGAATTGACAACTGCATACTACCGCGAGACACGAAAATGGCTGTGACACGGCGCAGCAAGGCAAGAGGGGCGCTTCCCTTTTGACTTGCTGCGCCGTCTTTCAGCAGAAAGGACGTGAAACATGACAAGAACGATCCCGCTGAAAATACAGAATGAATACATCGCCGGTGACAAGGTGCTGATCGGCGCGGCGGGAAGCCACAATGATGTGGTGCTGCGGATGGAGTTCTCCCCCATGTGGGAGGGGCTGGCGAAAACGGTACAGTTCTGCGATGCGCTGGGTGAGAGCACCGTGGAGGTGCTGCTGGCTGCACAAATGTTGGAGAGCGGCACCACCAACGTCTACCTTGTGCCGGTGCCGAACGGGGCAAAAAAGTACGCGGGAGATATGGCGCTTGCCATCAAGGGCGCAGAGGCTTCCGGCGGAAAAGAGGCAAGGGCGACTACGGCGGTATACGGTACATTTACGGTGGGTGAAAGCAAGTGGAGCGGCAGCGCAGAAACGGAACAGGATGTGCCGCCTACACAGGCAGCGCAGATGCAGACACAGATCGAAGTGATCATCGGAACGATAGCGGATGCACGGGCCGCCGCCGAAGATGCCGAGAAAAGCAAAAATGCCGCCAAACAAAGTGAAATCAGCGCGGCATATAACGCCAATGCCGCACGGGAAAGCGAAACGAAAGCGGCGGCAAGCGCGGAAAGTGCTGGGCGGAATGCTGTTTCAGCAAAAAGTGACGCCGTTTCAGCCGGACAGGCCGCAGCAAAGGCGGAAAGCGCTGTGGGGAAATACCCGTATTTAGGCGGGGACGGATACTGGATGCTATGGGATCCGGAAAGCGGCAGCTTTTACAAAAGCAGCATCAGTGGAAAAGGAAAAACCGGCCCGACAGGAGCCACCGGGCAACAGGGCATCCCCGGCAAGGACGGTGCGCCCGGCAAGGACGGTGCGCCCGGCAAGGACGGTGCGCCCGGCGAAAAGGGCGATACCGGCCCATCCGGTGCAGTGGTAGAGGCGGATGGTATGTATGGTTTTCGGATCGATGAGACCGGACATCTGATCCTGTCTTATACGGGGAAAGTACCGCCGAATCTCTCCATTAACAGCGCCGGTCATTTAATACTGACAGTGTAAGGAGGAACAGGAAATGCCTGAAATTGATTTGGGACTAGTGGTCGGCCCAGCTGGCGCGCAGGGCGCGACAGGCCCAGCCGGTGCAGAAGGAAAACAAGGCGAACGAGGGCTTCCGGGCAAGGACGGTGCGCCCGGTGCGCAGGGCGACCCTGGGGCTGACGGGAAAAGCGCATACGAAACGGCATCTGCCAGTGGGTATGTCGGCTCTGAGGCGCAGTTTGGGCGCGACCTTGCAGACGTACAAAACGCCGTCAAGTACAATGCCACGCAAACCCTGACCGACGCCCAGAAGGCGCAGGCTCGGTCAAACATCGGCTCACCTGCACCGTATACGGCAGGAGAGAACATCTCCATCAGCGGCAGCGTCATCGCAACCAAAGTGCAGCCCTGCAACCGGAACCTGCTGGACAACTGGTATTTCGGCAATCCGGTGAACCAGCGGGACGTCAGCGGCACCATCAGCAGCGCAGGGTATTTTCTGGACCGCTGGAAGCTGGTGAGCGGCAGCGTGGCAATCAGCACGGACGGCATCACGCTGAACGGAACCATGCAGCAGGTGTTGGAGACCGCGCCGGTCGGCACGGTGACGGCATCTGCCCTGACGCAGGCCGGAGTGGGCGAGGTGGTGCCGACCTACGACAGCGCAAGCAAGACAGTCACAGTCACGGCGGACGGAGAAAAACTCGTAGCCGTCAAGCTGGAGATGGGCTCCCAGCAGACGCTGGCACATCAGGTCGGCGGCGCGTGGGTGCTGAGCGAGATGCCAGACTACGGCGAGGAGCTGACCAAGTGCATGCGCTATCTGCAAATCATCACCACGCCCTACGACACAAGCGGCAACGGCGTGGCCATCGGGTACGCCAACAACACCGTCGACCTGTGGGTACCCATCCCGCTGGCTGTGCCCATGCGCATATCGCCTACACCCACCATCCCAACCGGCGGCGTATCGCGTTTCAAGGCGGGCAAAACGTCCAGCGCCTTGAAGGACGTCACCAGGGCCACGGGCGGCTGGGCGATGCAAACCGGCGGGGCTTGCAGCATGCGGAGCCTGATCTTTACGTCCAGCGGCCTGACGGCTGGCGAGACCTACGCCCTGTTCATGCGGCAAGGGGCACAGATCGTGCTCAGCGCCGAGTTGTAGGAGGTGACCTGATGGAAGTGTGGACGCAGGTGGCGGTGCCGCTTCTTGTGGCACTGTTGACCTCCACCGCCCTGTGGGGCGTGGTGAGCAAAGTGATCCTCAAGCGGATGGAGCTGACAGCCAAGCGCAGTAAGGCCGACGAGGCAGATCGGAAGATGCTGGTGGGACTGGCCCACGACCGCATCATTCACCTCGGCATGGTGTACATCGAGCGGGGCTACGTCACACAGGACGAGTACGAGAATTTGCAGGTGTATCTCTATGAACCGTATGAGGAGATGGGCGGCAACGGCAGCGCGCGGCGAGTCATGGAGGAAGTGCGGAAGCTGCCCATTCGGTGAGGCAAAAATGGAACAGGCCGGCAGGCCGGAAAGGAATTGTTATGAAGCTGAACAACAAGGTATACGACATCCTCAAGTGGTTGGTCATCATCGTCATGCCCGCCGTGGCCACGCTGTACGCGGCGCTGGCGGCGGTGTGGGCGTGGCCCTATGCTGACGAGGTGGTGACCACCATCACCGCCGTGGACACGTTTCTCGGCGCGGTGCTGTGCATCTCCACGGCACAGTATCACAAGGAGGCGAAGAGCGATGGCTAAGCGGGTGTATCTGTCCCCCAGCGACCAGCGGCGGAACACCTACGCGGTGGGCAACACCACCGAGGCCATCCAGTGCGGACGCATTGCAGAGGCTTGCAAGGCCGCTCTGGAGCGCTCCGGCGTGGAGGTCATGCTGGGGCAGTACGACACGATGCAGAACCGGGTGGCGGCGTCCAACCGGTTCAAGGCCGATCTGCATGTGCCCATCCACTCCAACGCCTGCAACGGGAAGGCCAGCGGTACGCACCTGTTCTGTTACAGCGGCGACCGGAACAGCGCAGGGTACAAGGCGTGTCAGGCGGTAATGGACGTACTTGGCCCGATTACGCCGGGTGCGCCGGATGTCATCCGGGCGTATCCCGCACTGTACGAGGTGAAGCACCCTGCCGCCACGACGGTGTATATCGAGACGGACTTCCACGATGTCCCCCGCATCGCGCAGTGGATCATCGACAACACCACCCTGATCGGCGAGACCATCGCCAAGGGCCTCTGCGCGGCGCTGGGCGTACCCTTTGTGGAGAGCGCAAACGCGCCGGTGCCGGTGCCTGCGGAGAAGGACACGACGCTGCCCATGCAGGTACGTATGCTTAAGCGCGGCATGAAGGGCGCGGATGTGAAGACGCTGCAGGCGGCGCTGATCGCCTACGGGTTCTCCTGCGGCGCGGCCGGTGCGGACGGCGACTTTGGCGGCGGCACAGAAGCGGCGCTGAAGAAGTTCCAGACCAAATACGGCCTCGGCGCTGACGGCATCGCCGGTAAAGGCACCTGGGGCAAACTGCTGGGGGAGTAAGGAGGTGCGGCATGACAGTAACAGAAACGATCTCCAAGGCGGATGAGCTGCGGATGAATACCATCAGCGACGAGCAAAAGGCGGCGTGGGTGATGGGACTGGATAAGGAGATCGCAGAACGGATATGCACAGAATCTCGCGTACACGACTGGCCCACGGGGGACGGGGAGCTTCTGCTCCCTACCCCCTATGACCGGGTATATGTGCTGTATCTGTGCAGCCAAATTGACTACTACAACAACGAAACAGCGCTGTACGGCAACGACAAAGCCGTGTATGACGAGGCGCTGGGTGAGGCGCTGGCGTGGTGGCGGCGGAACAACTGCCCTGCGTATGGCGGAAGTGTGCAGGTGATGTGATGCGAATGCCGGAATTGCCGTATGATCTGCGGCCAAACAAAGTGGATATTGTACAGATGCGCGGCATCAACTGGTCGGATGCGCTGAAAGACGGCGATTTACGGGATAGCCTGAATGTGTCTGCCAGACGGTGGCCCTATATTACCACGCGAAAAGGCCGCGTGAAAAAAGACCCCTATAAGAACGCCACGGCAATGACGGCATGGGGTAAGCTGGTCGTGGTGCAGGGGACATCTCTGCTGTATGATGGGAAAAAGATCGGGACAGTGACAGCAGGGCAAAAGCAGTTCGCCGTGATCAACACGAAGATGGTGATATGGCCGGACAAGGTGTATCTGGATATTAACTCCAAAAAAATAAAGCCGCTGGCGGCGACGGTGACGGGAAGCAAAGCCAAGTTTACGAAGAATAAAATGACGGTAAGCGGGTGGACTGACCTGACAACGCTTTTCAAGGCGGGCGATGGCGTTACGCTATCCGGCTGTGTGACGCAGAGCGCAAACAACAAGGATTTTGTGATCAAAGCCGTCACTGCCACGGAAATCACCGTGGCGGACAATACCTTTACAGAGGCGACGGAAACCAGCACAAGCATCAAGATAGAGCGAAAAATTCCGGATCTTGATTTTATCTGCGAAAGCGAAAACCGGTTATGGGGGTGCAACAGTACAACACAGACACTGTACGCCAGTGCGCTGGGAGACCCCACCAATTTTTATGTGTACGAAGGACTTTCAACGGATTCCTACACGCTGGCGGTCGGCACGGATGGAAAATTTACAGGGTGCTGCAAGCTCAGCTCTTCCGTGTTGTTTTGGAAGGAAACAAAACTGCACAAGATGCTGGGCGGCTATCCGGCAGAATATTCCATGTACACTTACGAGCTGGAAGGTCTGCAAGATGGGTGTCACAAGAGCCAGCAGGTCATTAATGACACGCTGTTTTACAAAGGACCGCACGGGGTGTACGCCTATTCCGGAGGTACGCCCACGCTGATCAGTGAGAATTTCGGCGAGAAAGTTTTTTCGGACGCGGTGGCAGGAAACGACGGAGACAGATATTACCTGAGCGTAAAAGACGGTGACACAAGCCGCCTGATGGTGTACGAGACCAAAACAGACATTTGGGTGCTGGAGGACGAGACAAAGGCGGTAGATTTTGCGCGTCTGGGGCGGCAGCTTTATATGCTGGACGGAAGCGGAAACATTTATCTGCTGGATGGAGAGGAAACGCCGCAGACACAGATGTGGATGGTGCAATTTGCGCCGATGTATGAAACGCTGAACGGGAAAAAAGCGTATTCGCGGATGCTGATGCGGGTGGAATTGCCGGTGGGAAGCTATGTGATCGTCAAAATGCGCTGCGATGGAAAGCCGTGGAAGGAGTGCGGAAGGCTGATCGGACGCGAGGTCAATGTGACGCGGATGCGGTTTGCTGCAAACCGTTGCGATAAATTTGAGCTTCGGTTGGAGGGAAAAGGCCCGTGCGCGGTTCTCGGTATATCCAGAGAATTTATTTTGGGGAGTGATGTGACGTGATCGTATTTCCGGAGAGCATAAACGCTATACCAAAAGCAGACCCTGAGACTGCGTTCCAAATCATCGAGGACTATATCAGGTATATGTGTCAGCGGACAGATTGGGCCATCAGTAATGTTGGCAAAACAGTCAGTGCGGCAGGCGTTTCCAGTGCCGAGATTTACATTTTGCTGACTGCGCTTCAAAACACAGTGTCCGCATTGCAGAGCACAGTGAACAGCCACAGTGCCAGCATATCTGCACTGCTGCAAAGCGTTACGACAATGAGCAATGACCAAACTGCGCTGGCTGGCCGCGTGACGGCTCTGGAGCAGCGCGTGACGGCACTGGAAAACAACAACACGGAGGGCACATAATGGATATCAGAAAAAAATACGACGATATTGGGAAGAAAAAGACCACACTGCCGTCTTTGGCAAATGCCATTGAGAAATCTTGGGGGGGCGGCCCCTACAACATTGGCAACATCAACGGCTCCCGGAGCACCACAACGCCCACGCCCAGCATTGCAGGGGCCGTTTCCGGGGCGGCACCTCGGAATTATTCAACCACGGGACCGACCGCAGCGGTTACTGGTGCGATTGCCGGCGCTATTCCGCGTACCCCGAGCGGGCTTTCCCCGGATGCTGCTCTTGCCGGGGCGATCCGTGGCGGCGCAGGCATTGCCTTCTTGCCGACGGATACCGGCAGAGGCAGTGCATCCAGCGGCGGAGCTTACGGGTCGAATCAGCAGGTAACCCTCCCCACCAGCATTGACGAGCTGCCCACCTACAACAGCGAGTACATGGACACGCTGAATGAGTTGGCCAAACAGCTGATCAGCATGAATTACGATGACTGGACAAAGGGCAGTCAGTATCAGGCGTTGGCTGACCGGTACGGAAATAACGGGCGTATGAGCATGCAGGACGTTCTTGGCCAGGTGGCCAGCCGCACCGGTGGCCTTGCCTCCAGCTATGCCGCCACGGCGGCGCAGCAGCAGTACAACCAGTACATGGCACAGCTGGAGGAGGTAGCACGGCAGATGTACTCGCAGGATCGAAGCGATTTGCTGGACAACGCCAACCTGTACCGCAATCTGGCCAACGACGAATATGACAGGTACAGGGACAGCTTGGCTGATTATAACGCGCAGAAGGCAGCAGCGCAGGCAGCGGCAAGGTCGTCAGCGCAGACGAAGGCCAATTCTGCGGATTATCAATTTGATTTTACCGCAGGGACCGGGCCGCGCATCGAAAACTCCGGCAACAAGGTAAAGGCGACAGGCAGCGGCGTTGCTTCTTTCAGCGACATACAGAGAACAATAAGTGGGCGGCTGTATGCCGGGGATGCCGAGGGGGCGGCGCAGTTGGTAGAATCTGTGTGGGATGATCTTAGCCCGAAACAAAAACAGGATATTAAGAAAATGGGCTTTAACGTTTCTGATTAGGAGGCCGTATGAAGGTAACTTACGTTGGGAATACCGAACGAAACGGGAAAAAGCGAAAAGTAACATATACCGGAACGCTTGGCCCCTCTGCCGCGCAGGAAAAGCGCGGCCCAAAGGCCACATATGTCGGTGTTGATACGAGCAAAGGCTCCTCTGACGGCGTTGCATGGCATACGGACAAGGCTTCAATGCAGGCCAACAAGGAATATTTCAGCTCCAAAAAGCAAAACGACTACAATATTTCCGCCCTTGGCGCGGGGAATTATGGTGCGGACAAGCAGGCCAACGAGGGGTACAACTATGGAAAGGGCCTGCTGAAAGCGGGAGGTATGGGTCTTTCGGCTATCGCACGAGATGTGACCACGCCGCTGGCCTTTGGAGAGCGCACGGTGGCCAAGGGCTGGAACGCGCTGTTTGGAAATATCGCACCGATGAACGAGCGCGGTTTTTTCAACGCATGGGACGAGAATATCGCTCTCGAACAGGAGGGGCTGCAGCAGAAGTACGCGGAAAACACCGCCAAGGGCGGCCAGTATGCGGAGAAGGGGGAGAATCTGTTGGCGTCTGCGGTGGAGGCGCTGCCCTCGCTGGCCATCGCCTTCGCCACCGGCGGCACCAGCGCGGCGGCAAAGGCGGGCACATTGGCAGCGCAGACGGCGGCCAAGAGTTCCCCCGCGCTGGTGCAGACGCTGAAGAATGTGGCAGCGGCACGGGCCAAGGACCCCAACTATCTCTCCAGCGCGGCGCAGATCTTTTCTCACAGCTACAACGACGCAAAGGAGGAGGGCGTGGACGACAAGCGGGCCGCGCTGTACGCCATCGGGAATGCGCTGCTGGGGTCGGAGATCGAGATCAGCGGCGGTATCCAAAACCTGCCCGGAAAGGTGGCGAACCAGGCGGCGTGGCGGACGCTGGTGAACACCATGCTGGACGAAGGCAAGGAGGAGGTTTTGCAGGGCATCATCGACCGAACACTGCAAAATGCGGTATATGATGCCGATAATCCGTATTTTGGCGTAAACGAAAACGCGATTTTTGATCCAGGAACCGCTGCCGAAGAGTTTGCTGGAGGCGCTATCGTCGGCGGATTGCTGTCCGGCGGCACAATAGGCGTGAATGCCCTTGCCAACCGCGCGGCATACAATGCGGCGAAAGCACAGTATAACCGCGACGTGCGGCAGAACACCGCGCCGGAGATGAACGACAAGGCGGCGGAGGCGGTGGAGGCTGTGACGCGGGGCGAGACCATCACCGGCAATCAGGCGGCGGCTATCGCCCGTGACCCGGTGGCGGTGGAGGTGCTGGAGCAGCGCACCGGCGTGAAGCTGGACACGGACAAGCCAATCAGTCAGGTAAAACGGGACATTGCGGGGCTTGCAAGCCGCGAGGCGGCGCAGGAAACGCAGACGGCTACACCTCCCTCCCCTGCTGTGCAGAAACGCGCAGAGAAACGCGCAGGCGTCTTTTTGGAAAACGGGCAAAAGGCGTATCAGGAAATGAGCCGGACGGCAGAGGACGCACCCTCCCTGTATGCAGGATTTTCCAGCGTGTACAACGCGGGACTGAACGGCATCGAAGCGGACAAGGCCAAGGGCAAGTACGCGGCGATGCTGACGCCGGAGCAGCGGTACGCGGCGTACAACGCCGGTCTGGAGGACGCACGGGCGCAGTTGGAGCGGGAGAACGCAGAGGTGGCGTCCGTGACCACCACGGCGGGCGCGGGGCTGGCCGACAACGAATATTCCCGGGCCATTATCGCTATTCACAAGAACACGGCAGCTGTGTTGAACAGCGTCGGCAAAAAGCTGGGTGTGCGCATCGAGTTTGTGGACAGCGTTATGGCTGGCCGCGCCAACGGCCAGTACATCAAGGACAAAAACCTTATCCAGATCGCGGCAGACAGCGACAAGCCGTATCTGACCGTGGCGGCGCATGAGATCACCCACCGGATGCAAGACCTCTCCCCTGCTGAGTATAGAGAGTTCCGCAAAGCGGCACTGGAATACCGGATGCAGCAGGACGGCGCGGACACCGTGACGAATCTTGTACAGGGCCGCATGGACGCGGCGGCACGGGATGGCGTAACGCTGACGCAGGACGAGGTAATGGACGAGATCGCGGCGGATTTTGCCGGGGATATGTTGGACGATATCGACCTGTTTGAAAGCTTTGCCAAGGATAACCGCACTGTGGCGCAAAAGCTGCTGGATAGTCTGAAGGAGTTCATCGCCAAGGTCAAGGCCATCTTCACTGGCAAGGCCAGAGACAAAGCGGCGCAGGAGGCTTACGGCAAGAGCTTTGGTGAACTGGAGGCTGTGGCGCAGAAATGGCAGACGGCCTTCGACGCGGCAGAACAGCAGTCCCGAAACGAAAACACCGCCGCCAGTGAGGGCAGCGGCGTGCGGTTCTCTTTGAAAAGTTTCAGCGAACAGGCGGTTTCTACAGCGCTGTATGATGCGTTAAACGAAAAAGCTACCCGGCAGAATCAGTTGATTCCTGTCAGCATTATGCCACGATATATCAATGAAAAGCTGGGGATCAACGGAGACATTTACATTCAGCGTGACCATGCTTACGAAAACATGGTCAGCAAGGCGCAAGCTATTCAGGACGGACGCCCAACGCAGCACAAAGGGGAGGAGGTTCATTTCCACGATCTGGGTGTGGAGAAAATGACGCGAGCCATTATGAGCATCAACGAGCCGATCATGACTATATCTACCAAAACAAAGGATGGAAACCCGGCGGTTATTATGATGCTGCCGGAATATGGAAACAACGATGCGCCGCTGTACGCTGTTCTAAGTTTTTATTCGCGGAAAGCAATCTCTCCAGAAAACAGAGAAATGCGACCACACGTTGTCCTGACTATTGCGGAACGTAATTTCTTTGAAAATGGTGGGCGTGTTGGATGGGATAAACTAATTCGTAATGCCATTAAAGATGGACGCGTGCTCGATTACAACAAAAAAGAGAGAGGCAACCTGTCAGAGGTAGCCCAGCCAGCAGGGCTGGGGGACATAACAGATGCATCCCTCAAGGAAAATTTAGCACAGTTTCAGAAAGAAGTCAAGAGGTTTAAAGAAAGTAACAATATCCGCTATCAGCTGCGAAGCGCGGCGGAGGTGGAGCAGGAGATGCGCGAGCTGAAACGGGAACGCACGGTGCTGGCCAGCCGCAACCGCGTACTGGAACAACGTGTGCAGGAGCTGAAGGGCGAAATGCGCATCAGCAAGGAGCCGTCTGTTGTGGCGCGGGACGTGAAAAAGCTGGGGCAGAATCTTATCCGCGAGTACGGCAGCGATGTGAAATACGCGGACGTGCAAAGCGATATGGACGCGCTTGCCAAGGCTGTGATGAAGCGGGACGTGACGATAGAGAATCTGATGCCTCACGCCAAGGCCGTGGCGGAGGCCATCGTGGACAACACCACGGAGCTGACGGAGCACGGCGCGGAGCTGCTGGAAATACGGGATTATTTGAAGCGGCAGAAGATTCTGTTCAACGGGGACATAGCAAACTACGGAGATTTCCGAAAGAGCCACATGGGAACTCTGAAGCTGAACAAGTCCAACGGCACGCCCGTGGACACCGTGTACGGCGAGTTGGCGGAGATGTTTGGCGAGGGCTATTTCCCCGGCGACGTGTATACCGAGGCGGACATGCTGCTGCAAATAGGTGACGTGCTGGACAGCATGGACACCATCTATGAAAACCCCTTCGACAGCTACCGTGATGCAGCCATTCAGGAGATTGCCAACGACATCATTGACGGAATGATTTCCGATCAGGTGCGGCAGAAAAAAACGTATGCGGACAGGCGGGCACTGGAAAAGCAGGAGGCCGTGGGCCGGGTACGCGAAATGCTGACGAAGGAGCGGGAAAAGCGCCGGGACATGGTAAAGCGTATGCGGCGGGAATACAATGAAAAGACCCAAAAGGGACGGGAGAAGCGGTATGCCACGGAGATGCGGGCAAAGATTGCCAGACATACCGGGGCTATTTCAGAAAAACTTCTGCGCCCCACGGACAAGAAGCACGTCCCGGAGGAACTGCGCGTAGTGGTGGCGGCCCTGCTGCGGAATATCAACCTGGAGAGCGCGTACAGCTACGACGAGAACGGACGGCCAAGGAAAAACGCGGACGGCGACCCCACCCAGCGGACATTGGCCGCGGAAAAGCTGAAAAAGGCATACGAGGACATCATTGAGCGGGAGGGGAATATCGTAGTAGATCCCGACCTGCTGGACAGCGGCGGGCTGCTGGACCGTCTGGCGGCTTTGGGAGACAAGCGTATCGCTGACATGAATGTGACGGAGCTGGAGGCCGTGTGGAACACGGTGCGTGCGATCGAGACCACGCTGACCAGCTACGACCGGACGCTGGCCAATCAGAAGTACGCACGGACCAGCGAGTGGGCGGAAATCCTTATGATGGGCAGCATGAGCCGGAAGCGGCGAAACCGAAAAATTTCGCTGGATATGGCAGATCCGTATACGTTCTTCTCTGCCTACGGCGACGGCGGCATGCAGGTATACCGAACGCTGCGGAACGCGCAGGACCGAGAGCACGTGATGCTGATGGAGTTGCGGAACGCGGCGAAAAAGTTTCTGGATGCGGACGTGTATAAAAACCGGGGTGAACGGCACACCTTCACCACCAGCCGTGGTGTGGAGCTGACGCTGACCACCGACCAGATCATGAACCTGTACAATCTGGCGCGGCGCGGTGAACAGGCTATGCACCATCTGACGGTGGGCGGCATTGTGCAGCCGGAGATCCAGCGGAACGGTAAGCTGAAGGCAATCCCGCGCGGGAACGACAACATTCTGCTGACGGGGGAGGACATCAAGGCCATCACCTCCGTGCTGACGCCTGAGCAGATCAAAGTGGCAAACGGGCTGCAAAAACTGGCAAGCACAAAACTGGCGGAGTGGGGCAACGAGGCCAGTATGCAGGTCTACGGCTACCGTAAGTTCAAGGAGGAGAATTACTGGCCCATCAAGGCTGCAAAGGATGCGGTGGCCACCAGCGTGGAGAAGGACGCAGACAACGCACGGTCGATCAAGAACATGGGCAGCGCAAAGGCCCTGACCCCCAATGCCAGCAATGCGCTGGACATCGGCGGCGCGTATGACGTGTTTGCGCAGAACGCCAGCGACATGATCAAATACGCCACACTGCTGGCGCCGATGGAGGATATCAACCGGCTGTACAACTATCGGTACCGCGACAGCAGCGGGAATCTGACGGGGCGGAATATGCAGCAAGTGTTGTCCGGCGTATACGGAGACGCGGCGCAGACATACTGGCGAAACCTGATGCGGGACGTGCAGAACGGCATGAAGAAAAGCGCCTCTGCCACCACCAGAGCGGTGGAGCGGCTGGTGGGCAACACAAAGAGTGCCGCGGTGGGCGCGAACCTGCGCGTGGTGATCCAGCAGCCCACGGCGTACTTCCGTGCGGCTGTGGTGCTGGAGCCGGAGAACATGACAAAGGGCCTTACGAAAGGCGCGACGGCTGGGAACGGATGGGACAAGGCCAGAAAGTGGGCGGCTATTGCGGGGATCAAGGATACGTCCGGCTTTGACCAGGGCAGCCGGTACACCATTGCGCGAGAGGTGTACGGTTCCATCGACAGCGTTATGGACAAGCTGAGCGACTGGAGCAGCCGGGCCGCCGCCAATGCGGACGCCATTACGTGGGGCAAAATCTGGAACGCCTGCGAATGGCAGGTGGCAGCAAACACAAACACGGAAGTAGGCAGCGATGCGTATTACCGGCAGGTGGCGGAGCTGTTCACGGATGTGATCGACCAGACGCAGGTGGTGGACGGCGTTATGCAGCGCACGCAGATCATGCGGGACAGCGACGCATTGACGCGGCAGGCCACGTCTTTCATGGGTGAGCCGCTGAAAAGCCTGAACGTCCTGATGCGGGCCTACGACGCATGGGTGTATGAAACGAATCCGCATAAGCGCAGCAAGGCGCTGAAGCAGCTGAAGCGGTCTGTAGGCGCATTGCTGGTGACGGACGTGGTGAACGCACTGGCGCAGTCCATTGTGGACGGCCTGCGGGACGATGACAAGGATAAGAACTGGGCGGAACGTATTCTGGAAGCATTTACCGGCTATTCCGGTGATGAAAAAAATGCGGGCGAAGCCGCGAAAAATGTTGTGCTGGGGGGAAACCTTATCAGCAACATAAATCCGGTAGGCCGTATTCCGTACCTGAAGGACATTTTGTCTATCTTGCAGGGCTACACCGTTGACCGTATGGATGCAGCGGCGGCAGACGATATTATCAGAACGTCCAAAACCTTTATCAAGGGCTTGGGCGGGGATTCAAAAACCACCACGGCCTACAACCTGAAACAGGTCATGCTCATGTGCAGCAAGGTTTTTGGAATCAGCGTTGGGAACATGGGGCGCGACATGTGGTCTATCGCTCGCAGCATCGCAAACGACACAGGGAATGTGCGGGTAATGTTTGAGATGGAAAAAGCGATCTATCGCATGGACAGTAGCGCCGGGAACCGAAAACGGTGGTGCGAGCTGCTGTACCGGGCGCAGAAGGACAAAGACACCGAGACGGCGCGGCTGATCTACAAAGAGATGCTGGAGCACGGCTATGAGGAGTCAGACGTGCGACAGGGCGTGGAGGCCATCATGAAAAATGAGCAGGGTGTCGAGTCCGTGAAGGAATTGAAAAACCGGTGGCGAGCACCGTAAATCAAGGAAAGGAGCAACGGGCGATAGGGCAACCATCCTATGGCACCATCCCGCCGCAAGGCGATCCGCAAGCCTGCGTAACGCAGGATGAATCAGGAGCACCGTGAAATACGGGCTATGCTGCATAGCATGGCACCCAAGAGAGCTATCGCGTGGATCCAATCTTTTGACTTGCCGCAGGAGGAGGCGCAGTGTATCGCGGAATGCGACGTGCGGGGACGAAGCTGCGTGGAGCAGGCGTTCCGTATGAACGTATCGGTTGACGGGGTAAAGCGCCGCCGCCGTACCGCATACAAAAAAATGGCCGACGGCCTGAGAGCAGAAAAAAGACACACCGTGTAGGTGTGTCTTTTTTTGTGTCCACGCACTTTTTCGCCCTTTTCTTGACGCTTTCTCCGGCAATATCTGCCGTATGCTGGCGGTAAAGAGAGGTGGTCGTGATGTTCGTATGGTATAACCCGAATCCCTCCGGCAAAAACGTGGGAGACTGTCCTGTTCGCGCGATCTGCCGCGCCACGGGGCAGGGCTGGCATGAGACGTATGTGCAGCTTTGTATGCAGGGTCTGGCACTTGCGGATATGCCCAGCGCCAACACCGTGTGGGGCGCGTATCTCAAGAAGCTGGGCTTTACACGGCATATCATCCCGGATGACTGTTCGGACAGCTATTCCGTGAGTGATTTTGCAATGGATCACCCGCGTGGTACATATCTGCTGGCGCTGGCGTCCCATGTGGTGTGCGTGATAGACGGAGACTGGCACGACACATGGGATTCCGGAGCCGAAACACCCTTGTATTACTGGGAAAGGACGGATGAAGCATGAACTATCCATACTACGGGAACCCCTATATGCCGCCGATGCAGGACAACCTCGCCCAGCTGAGGCAGCAGCAGATGCAGGCCATCCCGCCGATGCCGCAAAATCCTTTGCCGCAGAGCGGCGTGCAGTGGGTATCCGGCGAACAGGAGGCAAGAAGCTGGATGGTCGCGCCCAATGCGGCAGTGGCGCTGTGGGACTCGACGGCTCCCACGGTGTATCTGAAACAGGCCGATGCAAGTGGCAAGCCGACGCTCAAGGTGTATGACCTCGTGGAGCGGCTTGCAAGCGCTCCTGACACGCAGAAAGCGCCCGTTGCGGAATATGTGACCCGTAAGGAGTTCGACGCGCTGGCGGCGCTTGTGAGCGAAATGAAGGGCAAGAAGCGCAAGGAGGAAAAGAGCGATGAATAATCCGTTTTTCGGTGCAATGGGCGGCGGCAACGGCTTTATGCAGATGGTGCAGCAGTTCAAACAGTTCAAGGCGAATTTCCAGGGCGACCCCAAGGCAGAGGTGGAGAAGCTGCTGCAAAGCGGCAAGCTCACGCAGCAGCAGTTGAACCAGCTCCAGCAGATGGCGAAGCAATTTCAAAGTCTGATGGAATAAGCAAAGGCAAAGCAAAAACATAAGACGAAACATAAGACGAAACATAACTTGTTTCTTGATCGTGGCCGCGATTCAGATAAATTACATCAATAAAAAGGAGTGATACTATGTCTCTTTCCGATGGTATGCCCACCATGACCATGCCTGTGGCCCCTGCCAATGGCAGCGGTAACGGCTTTGGCTTTGGCGGTGACGGCGCGTGGTTCCTTATCATCCTGTTCCTGTTTGCGTTCTGCGGCTGGGGCGGCAACGGCTGGGGTAACAACGCTGGCAATTCCGGCGGTGTGGTGGACGGCTATGTGCTGGCCTCCGACTTCTCCAACATTGAGCGTAAGATGGATCTCATCAACGGCGGGCTGTGCGATGGCTTTTATGCCGTAAACAACACGCTGTTGACCGGCTTCGGCAATGCCGAGCTGTCCCGCGCCAACCAGCAGGCCGCACTGATGCAGCAGCTAAACGCTATGCAGATGCAGGCGGCAAACTGCTGCTGCGAGAGCAGAGCCGCCATCGCGCAGGTTCGCTACGACATGGCGACGCAGGCGTGTGATACGCGCAACACCGTGCAGAACGCCACCCGCGACATCGTGGAGAATCAGAACGCCAACAGCCGCGCCATTCTGGACTTCCTGACCAACTCCAAGATGCGCGATCTGGAGAGCGCAAATCAGGAGCTGCGTCTGGCCGCGTCTCAGGCTGCGCAGAACAACTATCTGATCTCCCAGCTGCGGCCTACGCCCATCCCGGCGTATGCATCCTGCAACCCGTGGGCTGGCAGCTATACCGGATGCTCCGGCTGCTGACAACTGCATAGAAATCTATTTCCAAAACGGAAATTGTTCAGCTCCGGGCTGATATTGAAAGGCGGCGGGGCAATAGCTCCGCCGTCTGCACTTTTGAAAGGAGTGAGTATTTTGGCTGAATATGTAAATACCAACATTGTTACCGTACCTGCCGGACAGAATGTACCGCTGACGGAAACTGCCGTTGCGGGCAAGTCCTGCATCGTACACCGCGAGGGCAGCGGGCAGGTGTTCTTGCGTGGCCTGACAAACCAGTGCAAGGCGCGTTTCCGTGTGTCTTTCGGCGGAAACATCGCCATCCCCACCGGCGGCACGGTGGGTGCAATCTCCGCCGCGCTGGCTATCAACGGAGAGCCGCTGACCAGCGCCGTGGCGACAGTAACGCCCGCCGCCGTGGAGAACTATTTCAACATCTATGTCGCTGCCAACGTGGACGTGCCGAAGGGCTGCTGCGTAACGGTAGCGATGGAGAACACCAGCGCTCAGGCGATCAGCTTTGCCAATAGCAACATGATCGTGGAGCGCGTCTGCTGAAAGGAGGGGCAACATGAACATGAAGGAGCTTTTCGGTATCCGGGAGATGCTGTGTGAGGAGCTGTCTGAGTTTTCCGGCCAGCGGGAGCTGAGCGCCGCTGACCTGGACGCCATCCACAAGCTGGCATCGTCCATCAAGAACATTGACAAAATCGCCATGTTTGAAAGCGGCGACTACAGCCGCGATGATGGGTATTCCCGCGATGACGGCTATTCCCGCGACTGGTCTTCCGGGCGCACCGCCTACAACAGAGGCAGCTCGTATCGGCGCAAGAGGGATTCTATGGGCCGATACAGCCGTGATGAGGGCAAGGCAAAGGATCTGATCGAGCGCATAATGCAGGACACCGACGATCCCAACGTAAAGGAAGCGCTGCGGCAGGCAATGCACGTTGTTGAGAACGGGTGACGTTGCTTACACGTTACTTACAAACGTGTTTTGGAGGAAATAAGAAAATCCCTGTAACCGTTGTGGTTACAGGGATTTTTTGGTGCGCGGTACAGGACTCGAACCTGTGACCCCATGCACGTCAAATATGGACAATATAATTTCGCAACGTTTTTGCGTGGTTTTCGCTGTGCTTTGATAATGTTTCTGGGAAAGCAATAACAAGAATCCGTTTTAAGCGGTTTTGGCCTTTTTCGGTTACTTACAAATTACTTGCAGATTCAACGGCGGAGATGAGCTTTTCCGCGTCTGCATGGATGTAAATGTCCGCCGTGGTGGAGAAGTTTGCGTGACCGATGATCTTTTGCAAAATCTCCGGCTGGATGCCTGCACTTCTCGCCCATGTTGCGTAAGTGTGGCGCGTGGCGTGGGGTGTGTGCTTTGGGATACCGAGCTTTTCCAGCAACGGATAGAAATCACGTTTGCGGTAATTGGCGGGGATACGCTGCCCATCGTATCCGGAAAGGAGCAGGTCGCCGGTGGCGCGGGAGGCGAAGTATGCAAAATACTTCCTACCCTCCGGGCGGATGGGAATGACGCGGTCTCTACCGGCCTTTGTCTTTTCGCCGCCGATCACATACGATTCATGGTAGTCTTTCAGCGGCAAGGAGAACAATTCACCGATGCGCATACCGGTGTAAATCATCATAAGGGCGATTTTGGCGGCGTCGGAGCCGTCTTTTTCCAATAGCGCGATTTCGTCATCTGTAAAGATGGCTTTTTCTTTTTTTACCTGCTGGGGCAGCTTGACATATTTGGCAAAGTCGGTGGTGGCGATCTCCTCACGGACGGCCCAGCGGGCCATCTGGGTCATGAGCTGCTTGTATTTGGACAGCGTGGAGTTGGATTTTGCCATGTTGCTGTCGATGATGGCTTGAAAGTCCTTTGTGCGCAGGTCACGGAATTTCTTATTGTGCAGCGGCGCACATACGGCGTAGGCTCTGTCATAGGATTCCACGCCCTTCTCCCCTATCTCCCGATAGTGTTCGGCTTTCCATTCGGTGAACACTTCGGAAAAGGTCATATTGAACTTTTCCTCCAGCGGACGTCCTGCCAGCCGATCCAGCGCGGCCAGCGCGTCCGTCTTCCGCTCGTAGTACCCGATATACACGCCGTCTTTTGCGGCGACCCAAGGCCGAGACCGCCGCCCACCCAGCTTATACACCGTGCCGGACCCGTTGGGGCGTTTTAGCGCCTTGCGGGAGGCCGTGACCTGCTTTTTCCCGCAGATATGGCAATAAACGGCATTCGGGACCAGTTGGACGCCGCATTTAATACAAGTAGACATAGAGACACCTCACAAAGAAGAAACAAGAATCTTGTAAATCTTGCCGATTGAAAACAAGAGTCTTGTCATGTACAATGGCAGCAAACAAACAGAACAAATGTTTTATTCCCGAAACAGCCCCATGTTGGGGTCCAGCATATCAATGGTAATGCCGTATGCCAGGGCGATGGCAAGCAGGATCATCAGGCCGAGGATCAGATAATTCTTGTGGCGTATGGCTCTGACGCGGAGCTGGGTCATTTCCTGTTCGTGGGCAAGCTGCGCTTCTATGGACGGATCGGGCGATGGCCGAATATGAAAAAAAGCGTCTATCGACACACCGAGGACGCGGCAGATGGGGCCAGCGGTGTAGATAGACGGCATTTTGGAAGAGGCTGCAAAAAAATTGTTGACGCTGGATAGCGGAACGTCGGAATAGTCGGATATGTCCTGCGCCGTCATCTTTTCTCGGTATTTTGCTTCTCTGCAAAGCTCCTGTAAAGATTGTTCCATGATTATTCGTTCCTCCCTCAACTGGGCGAGACCTGCCCTGTTTCGGTTTGGTGCGGCGGGGCGGTCTGCCACGTTTTGGCGTTGACCTGCCTAATGCGGTTTTGTTACGGTGAAACCGCAGCAGGTGCGCGTGATGGTTGGTGTGTCTGCTGTAAGCCCCCGCCGCCGTTGCGGAGGCGGCGGGGGCGCATTGTTTATGGGTTACATACAGAGCAGGGCGTATAGCCTCTGGAGATTGCGTCTGAACGCAACAGGTAGTAACAGCTCTCTTTTAAGTATTGGCACCCCCACCTGTGGTATTTCGACCCGGTGGCAGTAATATAAACCGTGTAGTCATATGTAACTTGCGGAGAACTGTTCGTTTTAATTCTGCTCCTTAAGTTCTTCGAAATTTCGGCTGCGCGACCGTATTTTTCCCCGTCTGAATACCCGTTGTCGTAGCCGTCGTCATAACCTGTAGTATATCCGGCATCTTTCCCTTTGGCGTATGCAGTGTCATACGTATCTGTTTCTCCTTGCTTATAGCCTTGGTCGTACCCTCGATCATGCCCGAAGTAGTCTCCACTGAAATAAGCGGCAAGGATTATCAATGCACACAAGACAACTTGCCAATGCGATTTTTTCTTTTTTGGTGCAACTGGGGGCGGACTGGTCGCGCGGTTTTCAACGGGTGGGAACGTTGGCATACCCTTTAACTGGTATCTGACGTTATCTTGAGAATCCATTTGTTCACCACCTTCCAGACAACATTATACAAACTGCACGGAATGTAAACAAGTTAAGAAAATAAATTTGGATATATAGCCAAACACGGAGCAAAAAACTATGCGATTTGACGAAAGAAAGGGAGAGGACATGGACAAAAAACTGATGGAGTTGTTTGTACAGCTTGGGGAAACGGAAAAGGACATTATTCTTGCGGCGGCAAAAGCCCTTTTATCTGGAGAAGAAGCATCTCCTTCTGCTCCGGCGTAAGGCGGGACAGCAAAGACAGCATTTCAAGATCGCGCTCATCGGTAACGGTGGGCGCGGTTTCTTTTTGCCCTGCGGTCAGGGTTTCGACCGGAACACCAAAATAGTCAGCTATTTTTTGCAAAGTCGCAGAATTTGGTTTGCAGCCTGATTTCCAGCGAGAAACAGTTGCTTTTGCAATTCCCATTTCAAGGGCTGCGGCAGTTGGCTTTATGTTTTTGCTGTTACACAGGCGCAGGTAGTTTTGAAAAAACATACAAATTACCTCAAAAATTTTGTGCAACCAACCGAAGTTTAATTTGTTAGCGCTTTTGACTTGACTGTCAACAACGTTAGCGTTATTATACGGTTATGGGTTGAATTTATTAGCGTAATCACAGAGAGGGGGTGAGAGAATGGGCGTAGGAGCAGTATTGGCCTTTCAGTATTGCACCGCTGTATTGATCGGGAACATTTGGGTGCTGGTGAGCCATTTACGGCGGTTATCACAGGAGGAGCAGAAGAATTTGGATAAAGGACAAGACTGCGGCGATCACACCAGCGCACGCGGCTATTATTGCGATATTGCGAGAGCTGCAATTTACGGCTCGAATGTAGGCGCGTTCTTCATCGTGGTCTTTCTTTTCCTGATCAAGCTGTGAGTAAAGGGCTTTGCCTTTGAATGTGATGGAGACAGTTGACCGCGGCTCTTTGCCGCATTTGATGCAGCGGTCATCCAGAAGCATTTGGAAAAAGCCATCGGCGGTAACTTGGTCGCCCGGAAATTTGTTCAACAGCTGGGACTGTTCCATTTCGCCGCCGTTGTCCAGAAGGACGGAAAGAAGATCGTATCTGGTCATAAGCACCTCGTGATGCATGATGTGTGGCAACTTTATGGTATCACGAAAAGTAAACTTTTGCAACTATAAATTTGAAAGGAGATAAGAAATGCCGGAAGCATGGACGGGACGCCTGATCGGGAGGATGCACAACAACCGCATTACCTACGCCGAGCTGGGCGCGGAGTTGGGTATCGGAAAGGCGTATGTGTGCCAGATCCTGAACGGCGTGAAGAAGCCAAAGGACATCCAGAAGCGCATGGAAAATGCGCTGGATGCCATCATCGAAAGGAGAAAGAAATGAGCAGAGACGAGTACAGGGCGCTGGAAAGCGTTTTCCTGGCACGGACGGACGCACTGTGCGAGAACAAAAGCCCGCTGGAGTGCGATTGCCCCTCCTGCCCCTGCAAGAAGCTGTGCGACACGTTGTGCGCGGCGGTGGACGGAGGTGCGCTGAAATGAGCAGGATCGCAACGTTGACGCCGCAGGACGCAGCACAGTACCTGCGGGATCGCGGGTTGAGCATATCGCCGGATACGCTGCGGCAGGGCATCCGGCAGGGTGTGTATCCCTTCGGACTTGTGATCGAGATGGAGCGAAGCCCTGTGTTCCAGATCTTCAAGAAGCAGCTGGACGCATGGATCGCGGAAAGGACGGTGGAGGAATGAGTGGGTTTGCATGGACGCTGGCGTTTATCGGCGCGGCGTGGCTGAGCTGGGCTATCGTCAAGGGCGTGGAGGCGCTGGGACGATGAGAGAGCGGAACAGGCGGGCGCGGGAGTATTCCCAGCGATGCTGGGAGCGTCGGTGGAACAGGCGGCTCTGGATCCTCAACGCTTTGATGATCCTGCTGATCATCGGAATCCTCCTCTGGGCGCTGACGCTGCCGGAGGCACAGGAGCCGGAGGACGTCCCCCCTCCCCTGCCCGCTGCGGTGCAGGCGGCGGTGCTGTCCGCCGCGAAGCCGCCGGAGAATCTGCTGGTATGCGACATCACCGGATATTGCGCCTGCTGCACGCCCTATGCGGACATCAACCGCAACGAGGCAGGGCAGGTGCTGACGGCCTCCGGACGGTGGGTCTGCATCGGCGAGGCGGTGGCGGTTGACCCGGACATTATCCCGCTGGGCAGCACCGTGACTATCGGAGGCAAGGAGTACATAGCAGCCGACACCGGAGTGTACGGCTACACGGTGGACGTGCTGATGACCCACGAGGAGGCGGCGCAGGCTGGTGTGGTGAAAGCAATGGTGCAGTGGGAATGGTAGGTCTGACGAACAGAGTGGGCACGCCCTGCAAGGACTGCCGGAGCAGGCACCCAAAGTGCCACGGACAGTGCGAGGAGTACGCGGCGTATCTGGAGGACATCAAGGCTGACAAGGCCAAGCGCTACGCGGCGTACAGCGAGATCGACTTTTACAGAATGAACAACGCAAGGCGCGAGAGGGCCAAAATGGTGATAAGAAAGAGGGATGGAAGATGAAGGTTTACAAGGCTACGGATAAGGATATGAAGTGCCGTGACTTCCAGTATGAGCTGGGGAAAACGGCGGAGGTCGATGGTGATATTGAGCTGTGCAAGAACGGCCTACACGCCTGTGAGATGCCGCTGGATGTGCTGGGCTACTACGCGCCCGGTGACGGTTCTCGGTACTTTGAGGCGGAGTTGGAGGATGTCAGCGACGCGAAGCGCAGCGATGACACGAAGCGCGTCGGCAAGAAACTGACATTAAGCGCGGAGATCGGCATTCCGGGGCTGGTCAAGGCCCAGGTGGAGTACGTCAAGGCGCAGTGCGACTTTGACAACGCCATCAAAAAGGCAGACGCTGAAAAGAAAAACCACGCCACCGGCGAGAGGGGCGCAGCATCTGCCACCGGCGATAGTGGCGCAGCATCCGCCACCGGCCGGAGTGGCGCAGCATCTGCCACCGGCGATAGTGGCGCAGCATCTGCCACCGGCGAGAGGGGCGCAGCATCTGCCACCGGCTGGAGTGGCGCAGCATCCGCCACCGGCTGGAGGGGCGCAGCATCCGCCACCGGCAAATACTGTGTGGCTATGACAACCGGCTTTTTTGGTCACGTTATGGGCGATATCGGCAACGCTATTGTCTGCGTAGAGCGTAGGGATAATGGAGAGGTCGCCGCCATCCTTGCTGGCATCGTTGATGGTAAAACGCTGAAACCAGGCGTGTGGTACACCGTTAAGAACGGCCGGTGGATGGAGGTGCAGAAATGAACCGACTGAAAGAAAGGCGGCTGGAGCTGGGGCTGACGCAGGAGGATGTCAGCGGCATTCTGAAGCTGACAGACCCACGGATGGACGTGAGCATGGTGAGCCGGTTTGAAAACGGCGCGTGCCTGCCCACAGAGGAGGTCATGACAGCGCTGGAGGCGGCGCTGCGGACAAGCAGGGCGTACCTGTTCGGCGATGACGAGAAAGCCGACATTCCCCCGCGGACGGCGGATACGGAGCGGATCGCCGGTCTGATCCCAAAGGGGCGCAGGAACGCCATCAGCCGTGAGGATCTGGCGGCGGCGCTGCACACCACCGACCGGAAGATGCGAAAGGCGGTGGCCGAGGCAAAGAAGCAGGGTTTGATGATCTGCAACGACGGTGACGGATATTACCAGAGCGACGAGCTGAGCGACCTGTGGCGGCAATACAGGCGGGAC